TGATAACTTTGTGAAATTCAATATTGCACAGCCTGATGGTGACGATAAAAAAGCAGTTTCCCTCGTAAGCGCAGAAAATATAGTATTAATTATTAAAAGCGGTTCTACGGAAAAAAGAATAACGCATGATCCATCTTTTCCGAACATAGATATGGGATTGGGAGAAGTATTCTTTAAAATACCAAAAGCAACTGCAGTCAGATTTGATAAGGCAGACACAAATAAGCAAAGTGACAAATTCTATATTAATATAAAGAACGGAGAAACAGAGTCACTTCTGTATCACGGAAAAGTAGAAATAATATAATGATATTAAATAGCAGAAATAATTTATTTAACTTTAAGTTTCCTAGGACATTTATTCCTAAGGAAGTTGCAGATAAGTATAAATCGTACTTAGGTAAAATGCCAGGTAACATAATAGAAGAGCCTATTGATTTTGTCAATTATTCCATACAGGGTTTAAGTTTACCTGGAATTAATTTTGATCCAATTCAACAGTCACCTAATGATGGAACTATTACATATCATAGGGGATCTGTTCCTATTCAAAATACAATTGAAAGACAATTTACAGTTGAGATGCAATTACTAGATGGTTATATTAACTATTGGATAATGCAAGATACTTTATTGTATTATTATTCTAAACAGGTTAGAGAGCCTTTTATCAATGACCTTAAGTTGCAAATAATGGATGCAGAGGGTATTCATTTAATGAGTGCTGTATTTGAAAAACCTATTCTTAATTCAATATCTGAGTTAGAATTAAACATGTCAAGTAACGTCGCAGAATTCGCAACCTTTACACTTAATTTCTTTTATAACAAGTTTAATATCATCTCGGAGATAGACGGTAAATAAACGAGATATATAATCCATAACAATATAGACAACTATAATGAAAACATTTTTTGAATACTTAAGCGAAGAGAATATATCTAAAGAGGAAATTACCATTTTAGAAGAATCTCTACAGTCTGAATGGACTGACGAATTAGAGCAAAAGGTAGATGCTGCATTAGAAGAATTTACTAAACAGTATGCAAACGAAGATGGCACCTTTGATTTTGATAGATTCAATGAGGAATTAACAAATGAAGGTTTCTTAGGTTCTATATTCGGTGGACTTACTGGATTTGCTTTAGGTAAAACAATTGGTAAAACAGTTGCTAAGGTTTTAGGAATTCAGAAGGGTATTTTTTACGATTTATTAACCTCGAGATTAGTTGGTGCTGGATTAGGTGCTGCTATCGGAAAATCATTCTAATTTGAATTACGTATCAGTAGACTTTTCATTAAACTCCCCAGGTATTTGTATATACCAGGACGACACTAACCAATATCATTTTATATCTTATATAAAGGAAGGACAAGGCACAAAGAAAGAACGTGCATGGCAAGAAGATATATCACACCTCAAAGGCGTAACCCTATTACATCAACCAGATTGGCCTAAATCTTCAGAATACTCAAGTGGAGAACTTTTAAAGATTAGAAGGTATATAGCAACCGCTGATATTCTGGTTCAACTTATAATAAGCATAACTCAAACTAAACAAGACTATATTATATCTTTTGAAGGATCTTCTTATGGTTCTGCTATGGGAACTAATAATATTATAGACATGGCGGCAGGAGCAGCAATTCTTAAAGAAAGAATGCTTTCAGACCTCGATGTACATGATATATTTACAATAGCTCCTACTTCTTTAAAGAAACATGCGGGAAAAGGTAACATGAATAAGTCTGCCCTATGGGATGTCTTTTTAAATAATGTTTTAAAAGATAAAATTTTAGCTAAACACCCTATATATAATTTTTGTGTTAACGAAATTGGCCCATCTAAAAAGATACCTAAACCGTTTGATGACTTAGTTGACGCTTACTTTCTAACAGACTATGTAAGGACCCTTAAAGCTAACACTGTGGAATAGATTTACCACTGAGGCTTAAAGACTTAAGTTATACTGTATCTGTCCCATAAAGTTTCATAATAATAAAAAAATATAGAATACCATGCAAAACAATACAATGTCATCGGCTAGATTATTAGCCCTTAAGACTATTCTTACAGAGATGTTACATCAAAATAGAATAACAGAAACAGAAATGATAGATATTTTAAGGAAAGCCGGTCTCGCAAGGTTACCTGAATCTTCTTCTGAATGGATTGATGAAGAGGGTTCTACATATACTTCAGTAGATTAATATAGAAAGCCTGCCGGCCCGATACGGATATATAGATTAGTTATAATTGTGAAACCTTTTTAGAATTTCATGTATAACTATTATAAGTTTTTAAAGATTTAAAGACATTAACGAAAATTAAAGAAAATTAAAGAAATGGCAGAATTTGACATTTTCAACTTAAGCGTAAGCGATGTTGAAACCCACGAGACAAAGAGTGCAAACTCTACAAATGAAATCTACAAACCATCAGCAGACGATGGTAAAGATGGTACCTATAAAGCACTTATCCGCTTTGTACCAAATCCAACAAACCCAAGAAATTCACTAGTTAAAAAGTATGTACACTGGTTAACTGACGCTAATGGCGATGGAAGACTTATTGATTCACCTTCAACGGTAGGAGATAAGTGTCCAATTGCAGATGCATTCTTCAAACTTCGTAAGAGTGATTCAGCAGTAGACCGTAAAATGAGCGACAAGCTTAAGCGTAGAGAGCAATACTATTCTCTTATTAAAATAGTGAAAGACCCTCAGAATCCAGAATTAGATGGTACTTATAAAGTATTTAAATTTGGATATAAGATTAAAGAAAAAATCGAAGAAGAAACTAAGCCTGCTTTCGGAGAGCCGACTCAGATTTATGACTTATTTGAAGGAAAGAACTTTGAACTTATTATTACTCGCCAAGGTGAATATAATAACTATGATAAGTCTAAATTCTCATCTACTAGATCTGCAATTGCAGTCGATGGTAAACCAGCTGAAAGAAGCAAAGAAGCTATGACAGTTATTAAAACAGAATTAGACGCTGCACCTTCATTAGATCCTTATGGATATAAGAAATGGGATGCTGAAACTCTTGACTTTGTTAATGCTATCTTAAGACAATATCTGAATCCAGGTTCTTCTATGGATTCCGTTATTCCTACTTCAAGACCAGCCGTTAAAAAAGCTGCTGTGCAAGAAGCAGCAACAGGAAACGATAATAGCTTTGAATTCCCTGAAACAATGACAGCGAAGCCAACTGCATCAGATACAAAAACTGCATCAACAGATAGCGATGATCTAGATTCTTTCTTAGATGAAATCGGAATCTAAGAAAATCACAGAAGATTTAAAGCAGAAGGTCAGAAGTTTAGTTAAACAAGTTTGTGTAAAAGAGCACGCTGACCCTAACAAGCACATGATTAAGGAAATGCCAGGTCGTTTAAACCTGGCATGCCCTTATTGTGGTGATTCCCATGGCGAAACTCACAAGAAAAGAGGTAATCTATATTGGGCAACTCTACAATTTCATTGTTTTAACTGCGGTCAACATTCTGATCTTTATGGTTTCTTAAAAGATCACCATTTAAAATTTCAAGATACTCAAGATTCTATTACAATTATAGAATACATAAAAGATCATAAAGTATCTGTAAATGAAGTTGACACTCTTCAACATGGTGTATTTAAAACACTATACGATTTAGCCCCTACTAGAAAAGAACTTAAAGAAGTTTTTAAACTTGTAGAAATAGAACCAGGCGATCCGGCTTTTTTCTATTTAAAGAATAGATTTTTACACAAGAAGCTTAACAACTTTCTTTATTCTCCTAGAGATAAAAGAATTTTAGTTTTAAACTTAGCACCTGAAAATAAAGTCATAGGATTTCAAAGTAGATCTTTAAGAAAAAATAAAAACACAAGGTACTTGACATACGATATAGAAAAGATATATCAGGAAATGAATAAAGAATTGCCTCTCCAGGAAGAACAGTTAATATCCTCTAAGAAGTTATCAACTTTGTTTGGTATTATGACTGCAAACTTTCAAATGCCTTGTACGGTATTCGAAGGACCTTTAGATGCTTTATTCATGCCTAACTCTATTGCACTTGCATCTGTTAGCAGATCAACTGAAGAGTTAGATGAAATTCCAACAATACGATATATGTTTGATAATGACGAGGCAGGAAAATCAAAGATGATGCAAAAATTAAAAAGAGGTAAAGAAGTATTTACATGGGAAAAATTCCTATCTGAATCAAAGATGGATAAATATCCTAGCAAGATTAAAGATCTAAACGATCTCGTTATCGCTGCTTGGGAAACAAAAAATAAATGTTTATCTACAATGGATAAGTATTTTAGTAATTCACGACTAGATGCTTATTACCTATGATAGACGATTATGTACAAATGGTAAACGACGAATTAGATCAGTTCGAAGAAGATGGAAAAAGACACAAGAATCTTAAGATGATTCTAGGATTTGATTCGGCTGACATGACACATAAAGAAAAAAATATAATTATAACTCCTAAATATAAAAAGAAATTTAAGAGTGATATTTATGTAAAGAAGAATACTAATAATAATTCATTATTCTAAAGGCAAATTACATGACAGAAATACAACAATCAAACAAATCTAAGATTGTACAGCTAGATGAATATTTAGCAAAACAAAGGTCAGAGTGGACCTTAAAGATTAAAGCACTTACCGAAAACTTAAAAAAAGGTGTATTGCTAGAAGAAGTTAGCGCATACACATTAAGTTATAGGCAAATATTAGTTGAGAATCTTGCAACTATAGCTGGAAAAATCAGAGCACAAAAAGGAACAGTAGATAAACTGTATAAGCAGAAGTGGATTGAATATTATAAGTTTGATTATAAGATAACGGATAAACAAAGAGAAAGATTTATTGACGCAGATCTTTCAGACGATAGACAGATTTTGGATTTACTTGAAAGTCAAAAGGCCTTTATAGAAGGCTCAGTAAAAACTCTCGATAATATGGGCTTTGCAATAAAGAATCGCCTTGATATTTCGAGACTATAAAAAAAGTTAAATGAAAATTGATTTTAACTCTAACAGATGATAATCAATTCTTACGAATTGACGAAGCAGAGGAACTAGAACTAGAGCAGATTAAAATATCTTTAACTAAAAGAATTGATAGTTGGAGATTTAATCCTTTAGTTAAAAAGGGAATATGGGACGGGTATGTTTCATACATCAAGGACGATAAGTGGATTCCCGCTGGTCTTTGGAGATACGTTATGCTCGTTTGTAAGGAATATAAGTATGATCTTAAACTTAACGGAATTGAAAGATTATTTGATAGAAACATAAGCGCAGAGGCATTCGAAACATGGGCTTTAGATTTTTTAAAAGGTAGTAAGTTTGTTACAAGAGATTATCAAATAGAAACATCGTTTAATATTCTAAAATTTAAAAGATGTCTAGCTGAATTAGCAACATCTGCCGGAAAAACACTTATTAGTTTTTTAACAGTTGCATACATGCTAGAAAAAGAAAAAGCAGAGAAGATATTATTTATAGTACCTAATGTTTCTTTAGTTGTACAGGCACATGAAGACTTCCACGAATATAATAATAAGAATAGAATAAAATTGAAGATTCAGCAGATATATGCAGGTCAAAAAATAAAGTCAGATAGGAACGTAGTAATAGGTACATATCAGTCTTTAGTTAAAAAACCTAAAGAATACTTTCAACAATTCGATGCGGTTATTGTAGATGAAACACATAAGGCAAAGTCTAATTCTATTAAGACAATTCTACAAAAATGTACAAGCGCCCACTATAAATACGGTTTATCAGGCACAATTCCAAAAGACGGAACATTAGATAAATTAACTCTAATGAGTCAAACTGGTCCTGTTATTAGTGAAGTTAAAGCATCTTTCTTACAAAGTCAAGGACATATTGCAAAGTGTAAGGTAAAGGTAATTGAAATGAATTACGCTCCTGATTCTGCTAAAAAGGCATTCGAAGAATTAGCATTTAATAAATATGATAGGAAGGATGTTTTTCAATTAGAACAGAACTATATTATTAATTCATTCGGCAGGCTAAATTTTATATGCAATGTAATAGGTAAGGTTCCTAGAAACTCGCTTGTTCTGTTTCACAGGATAGAACATGGTAAAAAAATATACGAACAACTCCGCCAAAACTCAGATAAAAGAGTTTTTTATGTAGATGGAGGAACCGATAAAGATATCAGAGAAGAATATAAGAAGAAAATGGAAGCAGGTGATGAGGTAGTTATTGTAGCAAGTTATGGTACATTCTCTACGGGAATTTCTATTAAGAAAATACACAATATATTCTTCACAGAGTCATTTAAGTCCGAGGTGATCATCAGGCAGTCAATTGGTAGAGGTCTAAGACAACATGAGACTAAAGAGGCAGTATTAATTGTCGATTTTGTAGATGACATTAGAACTGACGATTGGGATAACTATCTATATAAACATAGTATAGCAAGGCAGAAAATTTATAAACAAGAGAAATTTGAGTATAGTATTAAGAAAGTCAAATTTGAAGGAGATATATAGAATAACGAAACTAAATTAAATAAACAATAAAAATGGCACAAGTTAACAAAATTTCTTCATTTAAATCGTTTACTGAGATCAGAAAACAGGAATCTGTTAGTAAACTTAGAGAAGAAAATAATTCAAAAAGACAGGATTCTGTTGGTAAAATAGCAGCAATTCTAGATGAACTAGGATTAACTTCTTTCGAAGGATTAGAAGAAGATCAAAAACAGGCAATTATTTCTAAAATATTTGGAGATGTTTCTGAAGAAGAAATAGCTGAAATAGAAGTAGAGGTAGAAGATGTTACTGAATCAGTAGTAAACGAATCATACGATTACGATGAAGTAGCACAATCTGAATTTGGAATGGATTACGATCAATTAGGTAAAAGTGAAAAAGAATGGGTACGTGATGAAATAGACAACATGTCTGAGACTAACGGATCTGTAGTTACTGAAGGTTCTGAAAAAGAAGATGCAAAGGAAATCTTTGATGAATTAATGGATGTAAATGGCGAAGAAATCGCTGACATGGATTCACAAGAAGCCATGACTATACTTTCTAAAAGAGGAATTAGAGGTGGAAAAGCAAATAAGATTGCTAAAGAACTTTTAAAATTAACAGGTGCTATTAACGAAGCAATTGCAGTAGAAGGTAAAAGAGGCGCTAAGAAAGTATTTACTGCATATCGAAAAATAATGGATTCAATGCCAGGAATATCTCAATCTAGGGACAATAACCTGATTAAAGGATGTATTAAAGTTTTAGGTATGTATGCTCTAGAAGATGCTAATTTCCACAGAGAAATGGCATGTATGAATAAGATAAAGGGTTCTATATCTCCTGTAGAAATTAAAGTTGCAGGATTAGCAAATATGCCAGTGAAGGTAAGTGTTAACAAAATCAAAGATGCATTACAGCAAGTCACTTCTAAAATATCATTAGCAGGTGATTGGACAGGAATCGCAATCGCAGAAGGAACAGCATTATTTTTAGATTCAATAGGAGCTACTAAAGATGGACAAGCAATGTTAGACGCTTTTAATTCCGCATTCGAATCAACCGACAATGGTACAGAGAATATGACAGTTGAGTCATTAATATTAGAAGGAACTAGAGGTCAATTTGGTAAAATAGATAATAAAGGAAATATCACATCAGTGTATACTCATTATGATTCTTACCCAGACAACATGTTACCAATTATTAAGAAATCTTTTAAAGGTGGTAAGAACGTAGATACTGTTCTTTCTAAAGGTGCTAATTCAGGATTAGATAGTGATATAAGTAAAATTAACTTTTATGGTGATGGTTCTGTAGCAAGCAATGGAAATATTAAAAAGATAGACCTTTATCTTAGTTCAGTAAGCGATGATGGTGCAGAATACGTTTATTTATGGGATGAAAAGTCTAAAAAATGGATGATGGCAGATATCTACGGAAAAACTGGATTAGTTCCAGCCCTTGAATCAGTAGTTAACGAAATGAAAAAGCGATCTAAATACATCAAAGATGATTTAGTTTATAATACAAGAACTGAGACTGTTGGTATCGTCAGAATAGGTGATGATGGATCAGGTGAAGTGAAAACTGATGCTGATGGTAATGTGAATGTAGATGAATTAGAAGTATATATGCCATTTAAATATAATTACAAAAATGCAAAGATTGCACCATCTACTAAAAAGGAAGTAATTAAGAGACGTTTATTTTATCCATTCAACGAATCAGTAGTTATTGAATCAGTCGAGATAAATGAAGCTGCTAAATTAGTAGATGAAGAAACTGGAAAGACTGTTAAATTACCATACAAGACTAAAGACTTTAGAGGAGATGCAATTACAGTTAAAGGTTTTACTGAACCACACAAATCAAGCTCAAGTGGTAGAATTCAAACAGACCAAGGTGAGTTTTTCCCTGGCGTTGCCGGAGTTAAGATAGTAGGTCATAAATTTGAATCAGTAGTTATTGAATCAGAAGAGATAAATGAAGCAAAAATGTTTTACCTCATAGGTGATAAAGAAGTTAGTAGAGACGAAGTACTGACTTATAAATACGATAATAAAGATAAGCCAGTTGCAAAAACCGGTTGGCCAAAGTGGTTGTATACTAACACGAACTATATGACTAATAAGCCACTCGAATGGGACTCTATCAAAAAAGATATGAAAGGTCTTGAAAAGAAATATGGAAAAGGTAATGTAGTAGTAGGTGGTGCAACTAACGGAGGAGGAACTTACATAGAGATATACTCAAAATCTCAAAAATAAAAAAAAAATAAACTGACCTGGATTTTTCCGGGTCAAGTTTATTAATTATATTAGCTATATACATGGAACTAAATAACAACTTTGTAGATTTTATTCAACATCATGCAGACTCACATGGTATGACAAGAGAAGAATATGTTGCACACTATTTAAGTGAGAACAAAAGGAAAGTCTTATCGTTTGACGAATATATTGTTGAGAAGTATACTGTACTTAAAGAAGAATTAATTCTAGAAGGCGGTGCAGCAGGTCACATGTCACATCCATTCGATGAAAGAGATTTAACATTTGCAGATTTTAAAAAGATCGTAACATCAGGTCTTCAAGGAGAATTAAACTTCGAAGAAGAACCTACTGAAAAAACAGATGGACAAAATGTATTTGCAACAGTACAAGATGGCGAAGTAAAATTTTCAAGAAATAAAGGTGGTTTAAAAAATCCTATGGATTTAAAATCATTTAAAGATAAATTCGAAGGACACGCTAGTAAATTAGTTCAAGATACTTTTCAATTTGCTGCTGAAGATTTAGCAAATGCTTTAATAAAATTATCACCTAAAGATTTAGAAGTTTTTGATAATGGTAAAAACTGGATGAACATGGAATTAATTTATTCTAAGAATCCAAACGTTATCTACTATGATCGTGATGTTATTCAATTTCACGGTATTAAGAAAACTGACGGAGAAGGTAATTTTATCGGAGATGATAATAAATCAGCCGCTGCAATAGTTAAAGCGCTAGAAGGTGTTAAAGCTAATATAGGAAAGATATTCACCGTAATTCCCCCACAAATTGTTAAAATAGGTAAAGATCTTAATTTTGATAAAAATCAATCTAAATTTATAAAACAAATAGAAACATTAAGAGATCGTTATAATTTAACAGATGCTGATGAAGTTTCTAGATATCACGAAATGTGGTGGAGAGAAACGATAGATACAAATTTCCCTGATTTACAACAAGACTATAAAGAAGGTTTATTATTAAGATGGGCGTATGCTGACAAAAAGACACTTAATTTAAGATCTTTAGATAAAACATTAGGAAAAGACAAATCAGCTCTTATTAAGAAATTTGATAAAGAAGATGTTAAAAAGAAATATAAAGAAAACATTAGACCGTTTGAAGATTTGTTCTTAGAACTAGGATCTATAATTCTTAAAAATGCTTCTAATTTTGTAGCAGCAAATCCTGACAAGGAGATGCAAAGACTGCATAATCAGATTAGAACAGAAGCAGACAAGATCAAAAAAGGAGGTGAAGTTGACCAGGTTAATAGAGTAATGAAAGAACTTGATAGACTTGATAGAATTGGAGGAATAGAATCTATCATACCAACTGAAGGAATAGTTTTTGTATATAAAGGAAAGACTATGAAATTAACAGGAACTTTTGCTGCCATCAATCAGTTGATGGGAATCATAAAGTACGGAAGATAAATAATATAATATGGCACTTAAAAAACTAAGACAAGTATTTCAGGAAACTAACATCAATGCATTTCAAGATATGTTGAATAGCAGGGTTCTAGTAACTGAAAAAATACAAGGAGCTTCATTTCACGTTAGAAGAAACCAGACTAAATTCGAATACTATAAATCTGGAGATTCTAGAATGAACATGATAGATAGAACGATAGTAGGTTTATATGAAACAGGTGTCAAGCACATTCAAAGTTTAGATCCTAGTATAAAGGAACAAATGCCACATGATTGGAAATTTGGTTTTGAATATTTACCTGAACTAAATGTTTCAGACTATAAATATTCTAAACTACCTAAAAATAATTTAATACTTACTCACATTCAAACTATGAATGAATCTGGTAAGATTAAAAAAACAATCAGCGATCCAGTTATATTAAATAAATGGTCTAAGATATTAGAAGTACAAGGACCCAGTATCATATTTGATGGTATGCTATCTCAACTTCAAAAGGAAGAATTAATAACTATTTTATCTATGTCAGATAAAGAGTTTTCAGAAGCATTTGATTATGACCCAAACACGGATTCAAAGTTATCATTTACACAAAGGATAATTAAGACATTTAATCAAAACGCGGTTTCTCCTACTCTAAATGAAGATTTTGAAGTAGAGATTGACGGATTAATAGTTTCATTTATCGATGAGAAAAAATCTAGATCTTTTAAATTAGAAGATTTCAAAAGAACTGTAGATGAAAATAAGAGATCTAGCCACATGTATCAGATTACAATAGCTGGTCTTATAGAGTTTATTTCTACATTTGAAATGAAAGATATTCAATTAAACGAAGAAAATGCAGATTGGAGATACATTGAATTAATGTCAGTATTGTTTAACACATACGTTAAAGAACATTCTGCTAAATTCATTGGAGTTAATTTCGAGTCAGCTGATTTTGCTGATTCAGATTCTTTTAAACTAAATACTAAATACATTAAGAATGAAACAACTCTTTCTTATGTTGAAAACTCAATACTTGCAGAATTATTTAAAATAACACTAGGTTCTTTTAGAAAAAAGAGAAGTAAAGAAAGTGATATTATAAATGCAGAAATGTTAGAGCATTTAAATCAAATAGTAGAAACTATAGACAAGAAAGTATTTGTTGAAAACACAGATGAAAATTCAATATATGATTTTAATAATTTTATATTACATAATAGAGTAAAGTCAAGTGTTAATTTAAATGAAGCTCTTAAAGTAGATCATCCTGAACAAGGAGGAGAATTAGTGAATATGTTTGTTGGTAGATTTCAACCATTTACACTTGGACATGCCAAGGTATTAGAAACTATTCATAAAGAAAACGGCCATCCTGTTGTAGTTCTATTAGTAAAAGCTAAGAACAAGAAAAAGGAAGATGCATTTAAGAGACCTTATGACGAGAAGACACAATTAGATATGTTCAAAGCAGTTCAAAGACAATATCCATTCCTAAAAGAAATTTTTGTAATTCCAACTGGAGGTATTGATACTATGTTCAACGCAATGAGACCTAAATATGAACCCGTATTATGGGGAACAGGAAGTGATAGAATGAAAACCTATGGATTCCAAGTAAATAAAGATTCTTATAGAGAAGATCTTGGAGTTAGAAGTGATTTTGGATTATTTGAAATTCCAAGAACAGACGATAATATTTCAGCTACTCAGGTTAGAAATGCGATGTTAGACGGAGATGAAAAACTATTTAAGTCTACAACACCAAAGGCCTTACATAAAATGTATGGTGAACTTAAGAAAAAATTAGAAGATTCAGTAGGTACTTCAGAATCAAATGAAGTTACAGAATCATTATTAACATTTAAACAATTTTTAGAAAACAATGGATAGGTACGATTTCGAAAGAGCACTTCATAATGCTGCAAAAACCAATGCTGAAAATGAAGCATTAATTATAGAATCCTATATTGGAGCTGCATCGACAGGGAGTAAAGCTAGCCAACAGAATTTATTTAATTCAATTAATAAAAATTTTAAAAAGAATATATGTCCATGGCAAGGTGTTAAGTTTACTTCAACATCAGATGTTAAACAACAACCCGATGGCAGGTTGTGGATTTCTAAAATGGATGACAATACATTCGGAGTAGTTTTTAATTATTTAAATTTAAATAAAAAAGAAGCAAACGAATTGTTTAATATTGGAAGAGACGATAATGGAATTGGTGCTGGAGAAATAATGCTAGCATATATTGTAGAAAATATAAAAATAGGTGGAGGTTCTGCCGATACTGATTTAGAATTATTCAATGAAAAGTGGGCACCAATTAGTCCACCGAATGGTAAATGTGAGTTAAAAGAAGCTCAATCGTCAAAGGGCATGTTACAGAATTGGAGAACAGGTGCAAAACACCAGAAAATTAATAGTGATTATGTACCAGAGCTTACGGCATTATACGACGCAGTAAAACATAAAATTAAAGAAATCAACCCTGATGGAGATGGTAAAGATATGGCTGCCTCTGGCGGTTGGATAAATGAATGGGGAACCGTTGGTGGAAAAAGATTTAAGCATATTCAAAATTTAACTAAGGAAGATATTCAAGCCCTTTCTTCTAGTGAAAGAGATTTTAAAATAGGTCCTGGAGAAGAAGACAATGGTGCATTAGTAATTAAATATAATGACGTAGAATTAGGAAAACTAAGTGACTCTAAAACTGCAGAAAAAATTAAAAAAATATTAGATACTTCAGCTTCTGTTAGAACATTTACTGAAATACAAGACGATGTAATATCAGCAGTAGGAGATATCGATACCCCATTCCTTTATATAGAGTCTAAGGCACATAAAATGGTAGCTTTTCATTATTATAAGAGATTACCTAGTAAAACTAGCGAACTACAAATCTATTCTATTACACAGGGTAAATTTAAATATAAAATAAAGCCTAAAAGCGTTTAAATAAATAAATATAAATAAAAATGAGCACTAAAAAAACATTTGAAAGTTTTGTAAATTCCGTGAATGAAAACGTGGATGCATACAAAGTATACAAGAAAGTTTCCGGAAAATATTCTCTGAGAAAACCTTCATACTGGGGAGATCTATTTAATAGTAGCGCTTCGATACCATATAAAGAATTAAGAAAATTCGATAAAGAATTAAATTCTTTAGACGTATATACGACTAGAGAACTAGGATGTCATAGTGAATATCCTATGCAAGCTAATTTTAAAGTTCAAGTACCTCAGGTTTTTGTGCTATATTGTAATACTGAAGGCGGAGAGCTAGGTGAATTTTACGGAATGAGTATTCTAGTAAATACAGAAGGTGCAACGTATCCAAGATATGCATGTGGTATGCCAGACTTTGAACCAGAATTACATAATTTCGCAAATGGAATTCCTGAAAGCTATTTAGATATCGTAACAACAGGTGCTCAATTACTGTACGAATCTATTGATAAAACATCTGATGAAGATAGACAACATTATGATTTTCTATTAACACTAAGGGACTCTGGTAAAACTAACATGTTTGGTGCAGCTCCTTATTTGCAAAAAGAATTCGGTATGAGTAAGAAAGAAGCTAGGGAAGTATTATCAAAGTGGATGAAAAGATTTAATGAAGGTAAGTTAACTGAAGCTAAAAGAGCTGGTCTTTCTAAAAAAGAAACTTTAAAAGTTGCACAGAAATTTGCGGATGCTCTTACCAAATTAGATGGTAAAAAATATACAGTTAGTTCTGATTATGAAGAAGATTCATTTGATCTAGATATTGACGGTGATGAATATGCAGGTGGTTCATATAATATTAATGATGATGGTTCAGTAGTTAACATGGCAACATGGAACCGTAAAACAAACGTATCACCAACTTACGGTAATATGGATGATGATATTAAAACTATTATAAAGACTATTAAAAACATAAAAGAATCATCAGTTACTGAAGCAACTGTAATAATGGATGCAATAGATCCTAAATCAAATGTACTTAAAAAACTTTTAAAGAAACATAATGTTAAAATGAAAGTTTTAACAATGAATGGACCAGGTGGTGGCCACCCAGAAGTTGAAATGACAGGTTCACGTGAAGATTTGCAAGCAGTATTAGCTGATCCTAACGGATGGGATGATGCAGACCTAGGAGAGTATATTGAAGAATCTAATATATTAGAAGCTAGATCTATTAATAAGATTTCAAAAGAGTTTGGAGAAACTGTAGGAAAGATGAAAGATATTGTAAAGATATACATCGCTGCAGCAGATGGAAGTGATGAGAAAGCAACAACTAGACAGCAGCTAATAGATCTAACACAAAAGAAGAAAGCTCTTGTAAAAGAACTAGATGACGCCGTAGCTGGTAAAAACAAAGATGTAAAATTAGTTATTAGCGAAGGTGTTATGTCTGACATTCACCAGATGATAGGTAATCACAAATCCTTTGATACTTTTCAGAAAGAATTCTTTAAAGAATATGGACATAAGAAAGTGATGAAAAAAACTCCAGAGTTTTTAGAATGGTTAAAGGCACTATATAACGATTTTGAATATGCCGTTGAAGAAAAGTATACTAAAAAGTCATTATTAAAAAAATTAGGAGATGCAGACGATGCAATGATTCAAACCGGAAACGGAAAAGAATACATCATCTATAATCCCGATTCTAATAACGATGATAATGCTGCAATGTGGCATGATAAATCAGTATTTGCCGTAGACCAAGACGGAGAAGAGCATGAAATATCATATAAAGATATAGGATTAGTAATGGTAGAATCTATAGTTACTGAAAATTCAGTTACGTTTACATTGGATGATGGTGATTTAGACGATAAGTTTTTATCTGACAAGAGTCTTTCTAGAAATCTAGATTATAAAGAGGATGGTCGTGATACTTATTATGTTTTACCAAAAAGAGATTTTGATAGATTACAGGATTGGGCAGATACTAGTGGATATGATACTGATGAAGTAATCGAAGTAATAGAAGAATCAGTAATTACTGAAGCTAATGGACAAACAGTAAAGGAGTTTGGCGATCTTCTTGCATTATTATTAGATGAAGATAGCGGACTCGATATTGAACGTGCTATTATCGCAATGGCTCCAAACAAGGCCAGAGTTTTAGAAAAGCAAATTTCTACGTTGTATAAAAAACTATTTGATCTTACAAACCAAGGGTTTGATTTAAGAGAAGTTACTGAATCTAAAATTCAAATAAAAAGAAGATATACTGATAATCATCCTGCACAAACTTCTGGTAGAAAAGCCACAGTTAGAAATGCAATGATAGAAGCTTTAGCCGATAGCGTATTAACAGAAGAAGAGTTTAATAATATTCTAAAAGAAAAATCCATTGACAATAAAAGATGGATGAGAAGAAATTCTAAATACTTTAAAGTAAGTGAAGGTGGAATTACTCTTTCTAAATTTGGAAAAAGAATATTGACTGGAATTAAACCAGTTGTTAATTTAACATTAGAATCTTTTATTACAGAAAAAGCTAATATATCAGGAGCTTATAATGATTTAGAAAATTTATTAGGAACTGACATGGAAACCATGGATGATTTTCAAAGAATTGAAAATGATGGTACATGGGAAGAAATGTCAGATTTTATAGAAATGGCCGGAGATGCTGAAGTATTAAGAAGACATAAATTTAAATCACAAAAAGATATCGATAAATTAGCTAAATATGTTATGGGAGAATCTGTAGTTAATGAAGCTAATTATATCAAATTTAAAGGAAAGAAAGTAGATATTAGTTCATTAGAAATGGAAGATGTTGATATGAAAGATTATCCAGATTTTTCTGATGCATACTTTAGTTATGGAGAATATTCTAATGGAAAAGAAATGACTGACGAAGAATTATCAGATTTTACAGATGATAATTTAGATCTAGCTAATGAATTAGCGCATGACTCCTTACATTAAAAGATATATAATACTATAAACAAAACAATATAAAATGAAACTATACACTAACTTCGATAATTTTATCAATGAAGCACAGGTTATAAAGCAGAAAGATACTGCTAAAATAGCACAAAAATTTGCATCTGCTCTTTCAAAGTCGGATGGTAAGGAATTTACAATTTCTAAAGATTCACTAGATGCTGGAGGATGGGATTTAGATATGGATGGTGATGAATTTGCCGGAGGAACTTATTTTATCGGAGATGCTGGTGAAATAGTAAATGCAGCAACAAGCAATGATGTATATGGCCACATTGACGATAGCGAAGCTGAATTAATTAAGACACTTAAAAAAGGTAAATTTGCAAAATACAGAGCAACTGAATCTTTAGAACTTAATGAGGCTCTAGCTTCTTCTAAGTTAAGAGGATTAATAGACATCAAAAAAGGTGGTAAGGAATTAATTAAAGGTATATATGGTCTTGCTAAAATAGCACTAGATAAAGTCACCGATGACATGATAATTTCTAATAGCAACCCGGTTGAAGTATATAAGAAAGCAAAAACATTCGGAAACGTAATTGTATTTTGGATTTCTAGAAATGAAAAAGAAAATGAGTATGCACCTGATAGTGGATATGCATCTAATAAGGATTATCGCGAAATGATTCCTGGAAATTGCTTATTAGCTGTTTCTAATGGAAAAAATGAAATGTTTCAGAACGATTCAATATGGACAAGAGACGAAAGCGGAAAAAGCAGAATAAACTCTAGAAGACTTAAGAACATGGGTAAATATCCTGGATCTAAAGATACTGTCGGTGTTAACAAATCACACAACCAATATAGTGGTACCGGATTAGGTAACATTAAAAGAATTGCAGAAGTGTCTGATGAATGTTACATTATTAATCTAGACGCATTAAGAGATTCTTTATCTACTAATGACAAGACAACTTCAAGAGCAGAGGCAAAGTCTGGTGCTACGGCACTGACAGATCCTAAGAAAGTTAAAGAGGCAAACATGACAAGATACAATGAAATTCTTGCTAAGAGAGCCGATAACCCAGATGCAATAGATAAAAAAGTTAAAGAAATTATCGAAGATGCACACCAATTCTTAATGGCTGGTTTAGCGAAGAAAGAACTTGGAAATTATAATGAATTGACAATAGGAAAAGATCCAAAAGGAAGAGAAATCAGACCAAGAGATTTAAATAACTATATTTCAAATATATTGTCAGATTATCAAGGATATGTATCAGCATACGTTAATATGAAAACTGAAGAAGAACAATACGGAACAGCCTCTTCATATTATATGAGAGATGCTAAGCGTAAAGCCCTAGAGCTTAAGCAAAGAATAGCTAAATGGGATAATAAAAATATAGTATGGTAATTATGAAACACATTAAATTATTTGAACAATATATTAACGAAGGCGCTATAGATCTATTAGCCGATGAAATAGAAGATGCAAAAACATATGACGCATTTTCTGATGGAAATTCAGTTCAAGCAAGATCAACTAAAAAAACATGGGACGACGGTGTTCCAGTTTTAAAGTATATCGCTAGAGCTCCAAAGAAATCTGTTAAACTACCTAAGGAATTTAAAGTAGTAGACGATACTAAATATGGATAGTGGTATTTACAAATATCAGGAGTATGGTACGGTATTGAACAAGACGATTACGGAACTCCACCCTTTGAATATTAAGATATGGAATTAAACGAAAACTTATCACTAGGCGATATGGCCGGAATGGGAGAAGTCTCTCTACCAACTGAAACATCAGTTGGATCAGGGGATATTCCAGCTGGAAAAGGAGATGCTGAAGAAGAGTATAAGAAAAAGAGGAATAAAAAGAAACAAAAGGAAATGAAGAACATACACTCATTTGAATCTTTCAATGAATCAATCAATGAAGGTAAATTTGATAATATCGCTGACTTAGCTAAATCTTTACATTTCGAAATGGATCCTAAAACTGCCGAAGAAAAGAAAATCGAACTAGGTAGAAGACAAGGTGAGATTAGCAAAAGAAAGCAAATTGAAGGAGGTAACTATTCACTAAGAAGATTTAGAAAAGAGATTGGATATTGGAACGGTAATAAAAGAGACCAAGAATGGGCAGAAGATGTATTTGCTGGACCAGAACATTATAATACTGTAAAGTCAACTTTAGGTGCAGGGCCACATGCAAAAGCTGCTAAGAAAGTAAAATGGACTCAAAAGAAATATGACCAATGGTTAGAAGATGTTGCATCAAATGACGGTTGGAAGAATGCTTTTGATATGGCACAGAATGCTAAGAACGAACCAGGACTTATTGATTGGGTGAAAAAGAATAATAGAGGTGAAGATGCAATGCAAAGAATCCAATGGGATATTGAAGCATTTGCAGAATCAACAGTTACTAAGTTGACTCATTTAAAATCTATTAATGAATCAGCTGTTATTGATAAGACAACAGATGATGAGATATTTGATTCAGAGGAATTATATACTATAAGTAAAGTTTTAGCTATTGCTAGAAAATATAAATTAGCTAAAAACGAAGGAGGTAACTTCGAAGATGGAATTGCAATGGCTGAAAAGTTAAAAAAAGAATTACCACAACATAAATTTCAATGTATAGTTTATAGAACAGAATGGAACTATGGAGGTAATTTAGTATTAACGATTGCATTAAGAGGTAATTCTTACAACACTGAAGTATTTAAATTTAATTCTAACAATTCAACAAGACAACCTAATTATTCTTTTTCAAAGTTATTTAATGGAACTATTAAACCATCTGATGGCAAAGTAGAAGACGAATGGGGTATGGGAATAGTTCATGGTGGATATCAAGCTATTTCTAGCTTTGATAAATTCATGGATGATGTCGTTGGAGTATTTAAAGATTATAAAAGAGTAAATGGAAAAGAATTTGACATGAAAGTTGCTTTAGCACAGTTTAAAGCCGGCGCTAAGATATTAGACGAGTGGAAAAGACTTAAGCCAAGAATAGAAAAGCAATATGAGGTTGCAAAGGCAAGCGGAAGAAAAGCACATAGAAATATTGAGATCAGACTGCCTTATATTAGAACAGCTGAAAAGAAGGTTTATTATAAGACAGACGAGCCAAGAGAATTAAGACATCCTGACGAGTATGGAGAAAGAGCTTATGATATTATAGATGGAAAAGACTATGCTAAATATGAAGCAGCACAGGCTAAGATATCAGATATAATTGAAAAATTCTGTAAAAAACACAAATTTGAATTTGTATGGGCTGCTAGCTGGTAACCTTTAAAAATATTTAAACAATTTAAGAATGCTCTGTATAACTACAGAGCATTTTTTATTTATACAATATGGACAGGATGAGATTCGCATTAATAGCGCACGATAATAAGAAAGCAGACATGGTAGCCTTTGTCTCTAAGAGATTAGATTTTTTTAATAATGAAGCAGTAGATATAGTTACGACTGGAACAACTGGTGAAAAGGTTAGGCATGCTGGAATTAACAGGGTTGCCACAGTAAATAGTGGACCTTTAGGCGGAGATGCAGAAATAGCGGCAATGGTAGTCAGAGGAGAAATCACAGGCGTGATATTCATGAGAGACCCTCTGGATAAACATCCACATGATGTAGATATATCAATGTTAATGAGACTTTGCGATGTCCATGACATCCCCTTGGCTACCAACTACAGCATGGCAAGCATTCTTATCAAGTGGTATCGATCTAGGTATAAAATATAAACAATTTAGTTTTTTAAAGTATAATACAATATGGATAACATTATCTTCAGACCCGAAAATTTTGAAACATGGTCAATTCAGGCGATAAATAAAATCGAAACTGTAATTGATTCATGTTCTAGTCTTTCTCATCTAGATGGAGCTAAAAAATTAGTTGATAACTTTACTATTATCACTGCGCTCGAAGAAGATGACGAAAAATCTATCGAAATAATTATTCATCAATTGTGGCTTAGAGTTAAGCTACAAGAAAACAAAATATATGGATCAAACTAAAGGTAAAATAGGATTCACTGCAGGGAATTTCGATCTCCTTCATCCCGGTTATATTTACACATTCGAAACAGCAAAGGAAAATTGTGACTATTTTATGGTATTTCTGCAAAGAGATCCTTCAGAAACTAGATTTACTAAATATAAGCCAGTAATTCCACTATATGAAAGATACAAAACGTTAATGGCTATTAAATACGTAGATGAAGTAGTTACGTATCAAACTGAGGAAGATCTTATTAACCTAATGGAATTTTATAAACCAGATGTTAGAATCTTAGGAGACGATTATATTGGTAAGAGATTTACAGGAGATCACATGCCAATCGAAGTTATTTATACAACTAGATCTCATAACTGGTCTACTACAAGAATTAAAGATTTAATAACCAAACAAACTATTCCACAAAACCCTTCTATTATAGAAGAAGATAATGTAAAATCAGTAACAGCAGCTGAAGCTGAAGAACTAATAAATAAAAATAAATGAGAATAATTGTAACAGGAGGTTTCGGATTTATAGGATCTGAATTTGTAAACACGATTGGTAGAAAAAACCCAACAGCAGAAATAGTCGTAGTTGATAAAATGACGTATGCTGCCAATCCAAATAACATTAAAACTAAAGTAACATTAATTCAGAAAGATATTTGCGAAGTAACAGTAGAAGATCTAGGAGAATATGATTTCCTTGTTCACTTCGCAGCTGAGAGCCATGTTGATAATTCTATTAAAGACGGTAGACCTTTCGTTAGAACAAACGTCGAAGGAACCTTTAATCTTTTAGAATGCGCCAGACAAAACCCTAATCTTAAGAAGTTTATTCATATTTCTACAGATGAAGTTTACGGAGACATGGACGATATTAGTAAGGACGTATTAGCGGATGAACAATTTCCGTTAGTAGCTTCTTCTTATTATTCGGCGACTAAGGCATCCTCCGATATGCTAGTCCTTTCAGCCAACCGAACGTTTGACCTTCCATATATTATTACCAGAACATGTAATAATTATGGTGCTCATCAACATAAAGAAAAATTTATCCCAACTATAATGAGATCCATTAAGGAAGGAAAGAAAATTCCAGTATATGGCGATGGAAAACAAGTCAGAGAATGGATGGACGTAACAGACAACACTTTAGTTATTTATAACTTAATGATGTCAGATCAAGTTAATGAAGTATTTAATATTGGTTCAAATGAAAGATACACTAATTTAGAAGTTATTGAAATGATAGGAAATATCATGGGAAGAACTCCTGAATTTGAATTTGTAGCAGACCGACTTGGACATGATAGACGATACGCACTTAATAGCTCAAAGGTAAATGCTATTTTAGGAGAAATGATTCCCCTATCCTTTGAAGAATTTTTAAAAGAAGAAACAATTAAACTACTAGAAACTCAATTATGAATAAGAAATTAATCGAAATGCTAAGAGCAAGCGCCTTAGCTGAAAAATCAAAAGCGCTTTTATCTCTAGATCTTTTAGGAAACAAAGGGACAGGTATCGGAGATCACTCAACGGGTGATTTTTATAAGAACGCTGAAGAAGCTCTATCAATGTTAGTTGATGCTGATGATAAATTAGCAGCACTAGACAGGTATTTTCCAGAAGATTTGTAAAAAATTACACTTTTTTTGAAAATAAACAGCCCGAGATTTTTTTATCTCGGGTTTTTTTGTTATATTAGTATAGTAATTAATAAACAAGCAATAAATGAAAAGATATTCGAAAGGAATTAAAACCAATGACCACACTTTAACAGATGTATTTTCAGCCTATGAATGTAATAGAGAAACTCAATTCGTAGAAGCCTTTTTTGGCAAAGAAGAAATGAACACTGTAATCGAAGCATGTGGTTTATCTAACATTGAAGATATAGATAGAAAATTAGAAACTCCGATAACAATCGGAATGGCAACTAAAAGAGCCGACCTTACGTTTGAAGACGAAGGACAGATGTATTACTTTGAAGTGATGAGTCAATCTCAAAAAGGTAAATGGGACAATGATCACCATGAACAGTTCTATCTTAAATCTAATAGACTTAAACAAGATTACGAACAAGTATATTCCTTTGCTATCGCGTTTAAAGAATTCGATGCACCTTATCTTAATGAATTTTCTAAGATGGAAGATTCTTATGCAATTCACTTAAGATTTAATGACCAAGGTTATTTTGCAGATGTATACGGAATAGAAGAAAAGAAGGAAAAGGTTACAGTTAAACTCGCTTCACTTGAAGAACTTGGTTTAAAATGGATGAAAGTTGCTTCATCTGAAATGGGATTCAAGAATAGAAAAGACTTACCACACCGTAGCAGATACCTTTATATTGGAAAGGCATACACCGGTTCCAGATTAGGTATAGAATGGGTTATTAATCAAAAGAACAATGACCTTGGAATTAAAATATCTGGATATTTAGTTAGAGATCATGGACTTAATAGAATTATAGATGAAACAGGAAAGATCATTGACAGTATAAAATCTAAAGTTCCCGGTTTTGAATTCGTAAAAGAAAGTTCAGGTGCAAATGATAAAACAATTTCATTTAAATTTGACAACACTGATTTCTCAGAAGAAAATGTAAAGTTATTGAAAGATATTACAGTTGCTTTCGCCGAAGAATTAGGAATAGAAAACTTATTAAAATAAAACAAAGAAAAATGGAGAATACTAGAAAAAAAGAAGTCATAAAGGAATTACAAATATTATTAGAAAATGCATCAGGTGATATTAAATTTGCACAGCCATCTGATGAAACCCAATTCGCATATAATGAAGGTATTGAAGATCTATCAATTAAACTAGAAGAAATGATAACCAATAGAATTGAAGAAAATGGCATACTATAACGGACCTCGTAGAAAAAAGAAAGTAGATAAGAGCATTGTTAGGAGTAGAACAACGTCTGATGATTTTGAAAATGCTAAACAACGTGCTCTTGGAAATGAGGAAAAGAAGGTCATGACATCGGGCTTTATTTTTAAAAATGGAATCCCACATAAACTAGTAAATGGAATATTAACGCCACTTACTAAATTATCTTAGAAACAAAACACATATATAGAGTATAATAACTAAATACATTCTTATGAAAAATATTCTCGAAGAAGCAAACGAAATCGTAAACAATAGAAGTGAAGAAGCAGATCGTAATTACGGTCCTTTTTCAGAAGGTATGGACAGGGCCGCCCTCATATTTAAAGGTATGACAGGCCATGATGTAAATGGCGCTGATATGTTTAAGGCATTAGTTGCTCTTAAGTTCTCAAGAGAAAGTTACAATCATAAAAGAGATAATCTTTTAGATGCAGTAGCATATATTCAAGGTTTAGATAACTACGTAAACGAAAATAAATGAAAGTAGAAGTAAGAAGAACAGAATATAGATACATTGCCGAGGCAGGGCCTATAGTATCACTAGACACTGCCAAATTTCCAAACTTTAAAGGAACTACTGAGGAAGAATTTACTGACTATCTCGCAGAAAACTATTGGGAAATAGATGGAATGGATGAACTAATAGGTTCCAGTCTAGGAATCAGCGATGACCAAACACATTCCGCATTAGCAGATTTAGTTTATTCTGATTTAGACATATACTCAGACTCATCTAATAAAGGATATGAAGGAGAAATACAATTAGGAGAAAAAGACGAATCTTATAGTAAACACGGAGGATTTAAAATTAAACACGGATCACAAATATGAAAATAGCATTAGTATTAGCAAAAGGAGTTGAAGGTTGTGGACTCACAAGACACACAATCGAATTTTATAATTGGCTTATTAAAGAAGGTCACGATGCCACAATATATGCGGCAGTTGAAAAGAAATGGCCCCGCCATAAAACAACAGATATAGTTTGTACCGAATTTAAGAGAAAAGATATTCCTAACATTGCTAAAGAACTTGAAAAGAGTGATGTTGTATATTATACATCATATCCTCATAAATCAGTAGGTGATGAATTCAATGAAGACTTTATTGCACATTGTATTTATGGTTTAGAAAATCCTATTAAAATAGGAAATTGCTTAGATCATAATACTGCAAACTTAGCTAAGAATTACAAGTATTGGGAAATCATGAAATCCATGGATGCCATGTTTAATTATTCTGCAAGATCTAATTTTGCAAATAAACTAAGAGAACATGCACCTGATACTCCTTTAATCGAAATGAACCTTAATCCTTATGATTACGATGCATGGTCTAATACTGTAGTTCCAGTAGAGGAACAAGAGAGAAGAGCTACATATTTTGGAAGATTCGCTGGATTTAAAGATCCTTTTAGAATGTTCGATATTATGGAACTATTAAAAGGTAATAATTTCGTAACAGAATGTAGAGGAGTTGAAAGATCTATTGGTGCCCTTCCAATGTTTTTACAAGAAGATAGAAAAACTCTAAGAGAAGATATCTTTGAAGTTCATCCAATTAAAAATCCAGTTACATATCCACAGGTTGAAGATAAAATGTATATGTATGGGCCTTATAATTTAGCAGAAGGAATGACGGAACTAGGAAAGTCTATGTTTGGTGCTGAATTCTTTAATCTTCCTGAAAGACTATATGGATCAATGATAGAATATGCAATGTGTGAAGTTATTGCAGCGGGAACTATACCGTTATTTGACAAACACTGGGGAACTCACGTTATTCATAGAACCGAAGGAGTCCCGTTCATACAACTTAAGGATTTTGCAATCTTCGTAGACAAAGAAGATATTGCTGCTTCGATTCCAGAAATTTTAGAATTAGCAAACAATAACGAAAGAAGAGATGAATTTAGAAAAAACTCTCTAAGATTAGCTAAATTACACAACGCACCAGAAGTTGTTAACAATGATCTATTCGATGCAATAAGCATTGTTAATAAAAGATCAGTAGAAAAACCAGTAGAATTAAAAACAGATTCATTGTTTTAAGTAGAATAATAAATAACATTAAAAAGTAGCGAAAAATATGGCAAATATTGACAACGAATGTAAAGATCTAGAAGTTAAAGATTTTTACGACAAATCAACAACACACTTGGCAGATATCATGGAAAACCAAAAGAAGATGCAAGAGCAGACTTATGGTTTTAACTTTAATGATATGACAATTAGAGAAATTATGGATTTCTGGCACTGTAATACACACGCAGTTGTAGATGAAATTCATGAAATGACAGATGCCCTAGGTGGCATTAAAGACGGAAGTGGAAATGCAGTATGGAAATACTGGAAAAAAGACTTTACAAAATACGATACATTAAAGATTTCTGATATGTCCGAAGGCGACAAAAAAGAATTGTACATGGAATGGGTAGACATTCTACATTTCTTTATTAATTATGCCGCTTCAATTGGGCTAGACGCTAAAACAGCATACAATTACTACTTCGCAAAAGCAGAAGAGAATGTTAACCGCCAGAAAAATAATTATTAATGATATTAGATATTGAACAAAGAGATAAAGACGTTATTATCTCATATTACGACACCGAAGGTAAAGTAGCATTTAAACAATATCCAATTTCACAATACCAAAACTGGTATGTATGCAATGACAATGATAAAGGTAGAAGCCTAGATCATAAAAATTGGGATGGCAGATCAGTTAAACTAGGAGATGCAAGACGATACAACAAGTTTTCTTTAACATATTTTCTAGATTCATTACCTGCAAAAGACAAAGAACTTATCTTTGCATATAACATGCCAAAGACATACTTCGTAGATATTGAAACAGAAATAGTAGATGGATTTCCAAAGGCAGAAGAAGCAAAGAGTAGAATTCTATCTTTTTCTATCATTACACCTGAACATAAGGCAATAGTATTAGGATTAGAAGACATGGATTCTAAGAGTATTCAGAAGATTGAAGACGATACTAATAAGTATTTTAAAGATTTTGATCAAGACTGGGAATTCAAATACCAGAAGTTTGAGTCTGAATATGACATGGTTTATACATTCCTAATGAAGTTTTTACCTAAGTTTCCAATGATGACAGGCTGGAACTTTATTAATTATGATTGGCAGTATATTGTAAATAGGTGTAAAAGATTACAGATTAATATCGCTGAAGTTTCAATGACACAATCTTTAGATAGAAATGACAGCAGACCCTTACATATTGGAATTTTAGATTACATGCAATTATATGATAAGTATGATAGAAGTGTAAAGGTAAAAGAATCTAATGCACTTGATTATGTTTCAGGTCAGGTTCTTAATGTTAATAAGATCAAATTCACGGGCTCCTTACAGGATCTGTATAGAGATGATTTTGTTAAATACATTTACTATAATGTGGTCGATTCTGTTTTGGTTTATTATATAGATCAGAAGTTGAAATCCATGGAAGTCCTTTTAACTCTTGCAAATATTACAAAGATGCCTTTATATAAAGCAGCATCGCCAGTGGCAGTTACAGAGTCCTTGATTGCAAGAAAACTATCAGAAGAAGGTAAACGAATTGGATCTGAAAAGAAAGAAGACAGTGAAAAGACTACACAGTATGCAGGTGCTTATGTAAAAGAGCCAATTGTAGGATATTATGCTGGTGTAAGTGCATTTGATTTTGCTTCACTATATCCTTCAATCATGAGACAATTTAATATTTCACCAGAAGCTTTTATTGAAAAAGTAGAAAAGCACGAAGTAGCCGAAAGAAGAAAGGACAAA